CTTATCTAATTGTATAATTTCACTTTGACGGCTAATATCTTTGACAAAATAAACACAATTTGGTTTAGGATTATAGCTAGTAGGTGTAGCTAATAGTTGTCCATTTCGCATTTTAGGAAAATACCATTTAACATCGCTATAAAAATTTATAATTTCAATTTTTTTAAATTCTATTCTAAAAGAACTTAGCGGATTAAAACAAAGTGCTTCAAAGCCTCGGTCATTAAGACTAGTTAAAGGTAAAATTTCTATATCGCTAGAGCTTGAACTATCGCCCACAGCAATTGACCAATCTATCGGCATTGCTATTTCATCCTCGCCTATTTTTAATACCATTGCAGGTGCGTTAAACGATTCTAAAAATATTAATGGTACAAAAAAGAAGTCGGGTTCGTTTGGACTGCTATTATCTAGTACCGCAAATCTTGTGTTTTCGTCCACTTCTTCCGGTAAATTATTCAAACTAAATGTAGTGTTATCTAATGTTAATATTTGCATGTTTTTTATTTTTGCCAGTCAACCTTTTCAATTGTAAACGGATATTTGGCTTCCTTATAAAATTTCTTCCTTGTCGTAAGGTGGCGCTTGGCATATTTGCAAGTCGACGTGATGTCCCAGATTTGAACGAAGTCTTTGTCTTCTGCTCGTCTAATGCCTCGCCCAATACTTTGTATAACCCTTGTAAAGCTCTTTCCGGGTTCCAAAAGAACCAAATTAAAAATCCTTGGAATATTAATACCAACAGCGGCCACACCATAAGTCGCCACAGTAATCTTTTTATCGCTTGTTGCATGTTCTTTGTATTCCTCTTTTCGTTTAGTTCCCTTTACCTCGCCTGAAATAAATGCTGAGTCGGGTATTAATTCTGTTAAAAATTTGCCTGAGTCGATTCTATTAACTAAGATAAGTGTATTGCCTGATTCTGATATGCTTTTGATTAAATTTGCTAGATATGTTATACGATCTTTATTAGTGACCAAATATTTTAATTCTTCTGCGTAGGACTTAAATTCTGGTAAATCTATAAGTTGTAATACTTGTATTTGCAGGGCACTTAGTACACCAATATCTTGTAGTTCATGTGCCGCAATACCTCCTACTACAGGTCCGATGCTTGCAAAGATAGGAGCCGATTCAAATTCTTCTTTAGGCACAGTTCCTGTCAATCCCCATCGTATAGGTGCATTTTTTAAATTTTGTGTTAACAAGTTTTGCAATACTTGTGCCTTTGCCATGTGTACTTCGTCAACAATGACTGTCTCTACACCTTCTAAAAATTCAGCAAGTGTTAATGCTTGTTCTAAATCCCAATTCTTTGATTTTTTATCTAATACATTTAACGATTGCCAAGTACAAATAGTATGTGTATGCCCGATCATCTTACGGTCTCCAAAGTACACACCTACATCTAAACCGACATTAATAAAGTCTTCTTCGGTTTGTGTAACAAGATCTTTGTTAGGAACAATGATAATTGTACGTCCATACTTTTCGGCACAATGAGCAAGGGTAGCGGTCATAATAGTTTTACCAGCACCTGTTGCTACTTCTTGCAAGGCTTGTGTGTTAGTAAAAAATCTGTTTACAACTTCTACTTGGTCGTCGCGCAATGTAATGGGCTGTCCAGCAAACCGATGGCCGGGCGGCCATGTTTTACCTAAGTCTGCCCAATAATTTGTCGTTATTTCTTTAAAGGTAATTTTAACTGGCTTGCGTAAATCTTCAACTTGATCTACGTCAATATTCATATTAGCTAGTATTTCAAAACACTTTTCTAATTGACTTAGATAGCCGTTGCCACCGAGTCCAAACATGCTTGTGGTACCATCCCACCGGCCTAATTTATATGCAGGTCTATACCGTGCTGTTGGATCTTCATACTTAAAAGTATTAGCCAGTTTTTTACGTGCATCTAAAGGTAACCCTTCAAATTTAATGTTAACTTCGTCTTTAATTATTAGTTTGATATCCATGTTTGAGTCACTGGTTCGGAATCTGTGTATGAAATGATCAAATCACATTTGTTGGAATATGCTAAAATTTTTCCGTTTATCATTCTAACTCCTAATGCTAGCACACTCTTTGGTTGCCAGGTATTTTTCATGAAAAATTTAGGTATTTTATTATTTTGTATTCCTACTATTTTAGTATCACTTGTAAGATAGGTGTTAAAGTTATTGTCTTTGATTAAGCCATTAACTTTTTTACCAACCTCAGTATTTTCTAATCTAAAGTAAAACCCAACATCTTTGAAATTTTCATAATTTTTGACAATTTTGACAAAATTTTCCATATCGTTAAGTATTGCTGTTTCATTGTCGTTACCAAATACGACCATTAATGGTAAGCGTTCTAGTTTGACAAGGCATTCGATAACTTCCTGGAGAGAGAATGCTTTTTGATCGATATACAGTTTAGATGTTTTTCTAGTTGCTATACGATTTAGTAGTGTTTTTTCATAATTTTGTGGTAAATTATAAAAATACTGATATCTAAGAGATCTGTCTTGAAGTAGCAATGGTGGTATGTCAGAAATTTTGCCTAATTCATTTTCAAGATGGTTAATGTAGTATTGATTGTTATTTCCGGCAAGATCAAACTTTTCAAAAAAATCCACAGAATTCCAAGATTTTATGGTTTTGTAATAATTTACAATAGTTTCATCAAATTGAAAATCAAAACTAAAGAAAAAATCATAGCACTTGATTATATTTTCTTCTGTAAACTTAACTGCAAGTTTTTTGCCTGAAGCTGACATATAACCTATGTCTAAAGACTTGTAAAATTTCTTGAAATTTTTGAAATTTTCCAGGATGTAACTGCATTCTATTATAAGCTGTGTATCTGAGTTACTATCTTTATCTATATAAACTTTTTTTACTTCTTCTAGTTCTCTAAATGTTCTTGCATATTTTGGATAGGTTGTAAAATCTTGTATTTCATTTTGAAAATTTGATAGTTTTTCCAGATGTTTATTAAAAATTTTCAAAATTAAATTTGCCTGCCTTTTTGTAATATAAATTTCACTCTGACATGCCTTTAACAAACTTGTCAGGGTAGAAAAATCTCGTGCAGGTAAAATCTTACCATAATTAGGTTCAGTTGACAGTACAACTTTTTCCAATAAATTATCAATATATAACATATAAGTTATTTTAGTGTCAATAGATTAAAAAGTCAAGTAATTTTTTGAGGCTTTAAATTATTTAAGATACTTTGCATGAAATTTGAGCAGATACACTTTGCACCAATAAATATTTGAAAGGATTTTTTAATGAATATTTTTATAACTGGCGTAGCAGGATTTCTTGGTAGTCATTTGGCAGATAAAATGATATCTCTTGGCCATACAGTACACGGAAACGACAACTTATTAGGCGGATATTTGGACAATGTTAATCCCCGGGCTGTTTTTTATAATGTAGATTGTCGTGATTTAAATGCAATGGCGCAAATAACAAAAAACATGGATGTTGTAATCCATACTGCGGCCACAGCACACGAGGGCTTGAGTGTTTTTAGTCCAAGTTTTATAACAAAAAATATTTTTGAAGCAAGTGTAAGCACTATTTCTGCCGCAGTTCAAAATAAAGTCAGACGTTTTGTATTTTGCTCTAGTATGGCGCGGTATGGTGATCAAGTGGCTCCTTTTTCCGAAGATATGCCTCCTAGGCCTGTTGATCCTTATGCTGTTGCAAAGGTAGCTTCTGAGCAAGTTTTGCAAATTTTGTCGGAAACTCACGGTATGGAGTGGAATATTGCTATACCTCACAATATTATAGGACCAAGGCAACGATTTGATGATCCTTTTAGAAATGTATTAAGCATAATGATTAATAGAAACCTTCAAAATAAGCCTGCAATTATTTACGGGGATGGAACACAGACTAGATGTTTTAGTTACGTTGATGACTGTATATTTTGTTTAGAAAAATTAGCATTAGATCCAATGTTAACAAGCCAAATTATCAATATTGGCCCAGATGAAGGCACTATTACTATAAATGAACTTGCAAAAATTATTGCAGAAGAATGTAATTTTACAGGCCAACCAATCTATACATTTGATAGACCAAGAGAAGTTAAACATGCAAGTTGTTCCGCTGATAAAGCAAGACAAATTTTAGGTTATGAGACAAAAACTACAGTTAAGACAGCAATTAAAGAAACTGCTAACTGGATTAGATCTAAAGGTCCTAAATTATTTAATTACGAGTTTCCATTAGAAATTATTAATGAAAAAACTCCTAAGACTTGGAAAGATCAACTATTATAAAGAGGCATCTTCCATGCCTGCAACACGTAGTTTAACAATATTTGTTAATTGCCATTGCTTTTGATCTAATGCCTTAGTAATGCCAAGCCACTTGTTGCGTAGCAAGGCAAATTCGTTGATAATTTTTTCAAAGTCAACTACATCTGCCTCACCTTCCACAAATTTTTCGCAATCTCGACTACTTAGAGCACGTTGATAGTTTTCTAAGTATTTGCGAAAATGTTGGCTTTTTAAACGGCGTAATTCAATGTTAAGATATTCTAAAATTGCTTCAATTTCTTGAAGCTGGCCAAATCTCTGTTCAACGATACCGGGCATATTTGCCGCGGCTTTTTCAATATTTCCCGTTATACGGCATTCTTCTTTGGCGGCAGCTAACTCTGCTTTATAATACTCCACAGCATCGGGAATATGAGATATGTCTTTTGATATCTTAACGTACCAGCCCATTAAAAATCCAATTCTTTGTATTCGTCGTCTTCCTCTGGTTCTTCATCGTCGCCTAAGTAATACTCAACAGCCTGATCTAAGTACTCGTCTACACCTATAACACTTTTAAGTACCTTATCAGGGACACCTAAATCTGCTAACAGGTCAACAAACCGTTCAGCACATGTATCTAAACTCTTTTTTTCAATATAGTCAACAAAGTTTAACCAAATATCAGCGATTTGCGTTTCATTCAACATTTTCTAAGGTCTCCTGGGGAATGATTTTATTATTAGACAGATGAAATTTTTCCATTATCATATCTAATTTATCATCTTTCCACTCTTTTCTGTAGAATTTGAATTCTTCTCCAGTTTCAGGATCTATATACTTGAGTCTATTGCCTTCTTGTTTAAGAAGACCTTCAGATTCCAACATGTCTACTAATCCGCTATAAGGATTCATACCAGTAGCATAAGGAATTTTGATCTGTACACTTTCAAATGGTTTAGCATAACGTGTTTTCATGATCTTACATGCGGCACGTATTCCATGTACCTCAGATGTTTTGTTGCCATCTTCGTCTTCTTTTAATTTCAACTTCTTCATGGCAACCACGATAGAACTTGCGTAAATGAAGCCTTGTCCACCTGAGATTTTGTCATCTGGATCGAACATATCTTGGCTAGCGTATGTGTGATTTGTACATACCATGCCGACATTATAATTACCAAACATGTTAACACAATTACGAACCAGCGCCGTAAGTGCTTTAGGCTTTCTACCCATATCACCTTTAAGATCTCCTGCTTCAAACTGATTGATGTCGGTTGGAGTTAACAACATTCCTAATGAGTCAATAACAAATAAGACTTTTGGACGTTCCTCCATTGCCCTATATTCTTTCATAAACTCGTGAATTGTTTTAGCAACATCGTCAATCATCGCCATGTTGAGTTTTAACAGTTTATCTTCGCTAGTATCAACACCTAACGCCTTAAGCCATTCTTCGTCAAGGGCGTTTTCACTGTCTACTAGGATAACATAGATACCATCTTTCTGTGCATTGCGGATTAAGTTGCCAGAACAAATATAACTTTTGCCTGCACCACTTTCCCCAGCAAACACCGTGACTTTGCCGAGAGGAACACCTTTATGAAAATCACCTGAGATAAGATAATTGAGAGTAAAGTTGCCTGTACTAACCCAATCAGTTGGATCATTAAACCCAACACCTAAACCGTCAATACTTTTTGTTAATGTCTTTCTAAATTTTGATAAGTCAAATGCTTTAGTAGCCATATCAATTATCCAAATCCATAGTATTGTATTCTTTGATCAATGCGATCAATTCTTCTTCTGTATTGCAGACTGTTTTTGTATTCTTCCAGTCTTCTTTCTTGTCACGACCACCAATTTCGACCATCCATGCGTTATCATAACGATTGATAGTGATTGATTCATTTACTTTTGCTAGTTTAGTTAATTTTGCCATTTGTTTTCTCCTAATGATAAACGCCCCCGAGGGACCTTATAGGAACTGTACCGGGAGCTATATTTTTTACTTCTGACGATTGCGAATCATTGCCAAGATATCTTGGGCACGTGAATCACCACCTGCGCTTGCTTCAGCTTTTGGTGCCGGAGCAGGTGTTGCCTTAGCTACTGGAGTAGGCTCGTCATCATAGTCATCACTTGCCGCTGGTGCTGATGATGCTTTAGGAGTTGATTTAACAGGATCGCCAGTGTTCTGGCTCATACCTGCTGGTTTGTAATATTGTCCCCAGCGAGAAACATCAAACGGTTCGCCATCAACAGATGCTTCAAACATTTCTTTGATGACTTTAAGCTCGACTTCGCCTGGCTTTTTAGGCAAGAAGTCGGACAAATTGTACAAGCCATGATCTTTAATAGCAGATTGTTCATCATCACGCAATGGTCTTGTCTTTCTGCTCCATGTTGAAGTTGAGTAGTCAGCATATCCGCCTTTGCTACCTTTCTTCATACGGAAATCAATACCATTGACATAATCAGTTGGTAAATCTTCCAATTCTGGGTCAACAAGTGCCGCACGAATTAGCTCATAAATTTGAGGACCGATAATGAATCGACGAATTGGATTTTCTGGTTTTTCAGTTTCTTTCAAACCGTCTTCAACTACAAAGCCTTGGAAGATATAACTGCGTTTCTTCCAATATTTACGGCCCATATCTTCTAGTGCAGGGTCTTTGAACCAAGCACGAACTTCAGTCAAGATAGGGCAAGTTTCGCCATACATTTCCATGCATGGAACTTGTACAATTGTTTGCTTGTTGTCGGTTTCACCTTTAATGCCTGCAAACGGCAATTTAATCATCGCACGTTCAACCCAGAAAAAAGTGTTGTTTTCGTTACCGTCGGGTAGAAAGCGAAGTGTTGATTCGCTACCCTCTTTTAGATTCCAGAACGGATAAATTGAATTATCACCGCCTGTACGTTCTCCTGAACCTTTTGATTCAGATGCCTTAAGTTTTGCTCTAATTTCAGCCAAAGTTGCCATAATATTTCTCCTTTTAATATGCCTTTGTTTTTGCCTGTATGTTTTACTAGTTAATAAAACAAAAAGTGCATATACCCTGTAGTATACGCACTTTTATTTATATCTGCAAGTATTATTTTGCCTAAAAGCGATTTTTATTTGCCAAATGCAAGACTACGCAGTTGTTCTAGTTCTTCGGAATATGCTTCGTCCATTGGTACTGGTATTGGTACACCTTTTTCTCCTTTTTTCGGAGGATCTGATGTCCACACACCATTTTTTATAGTACCTAGTGCCGGGTCTGGTTTTTCTCCAGGCTTCGCGTTTGGTTTGTTTGGAGTGCTTGGTTTAATATTTGGTTTTGGTTTAACTGGCCTAGGAGCAGGTCTATTTAAAATGCCGTCATCGGGCTCGTTAGGAGGCGGAATGTCTGGTTTACCTTTATCAGGCGGATCTGATGTCCATACTCCGCCACGAATGCTACCTTCAGTTATGTCTTTAATTTTCATAATTATTTCCCGTAATTAATTAAACTAACAATACGGGCTAATGCAGGATCAGCTGTAAGCAGTTGTCCATCAGATTCAACAGATTCTTTGGCAAAAGGCATTCCTCGTCCCGAGGCAATTTTTTGATCTTTAGGATCTTTAAAATAACTTACGGGAGGTTTAGGGCCTGGCATTCTAGATAGAACATAAGGATCTTGTGGGTTTGCGCCTCCCAACCATTTTTGTTGTTCAGGTGTTGGAGACCATGCAGCCGGTGTGCTGGCGGCAGGCGCCGCATTAGCATCTGGATTAACTTGTTGTCCTTGAATAGTGCCACTATTTTGTCCAAGGCCTCTAGTTACTGCTTGTCCAGCTTGTCCTTGTGCATTTAGTTGATCCTGCGTTTGTTGTTGTGCTGCCGCAAATGTTGCATCAGTACCAAATTCCGAACCAGCTGCTGTTTGTTGCCCTGGTTGATTTTTTTGGATTGCACCTAGAATATCTTTATTGGTTTGATTAACTGCTTGTTGGCCGGCATTTGGTTGTGCATTGGCCGTGGCTGATTTACCAAATGCTGCTACAGCGCCGCCGGTTGGCGCCGCACTTGGATTTCCGACTTGACTCCCATTGCCTTCTCCGCCTGCTGCCGCAATAGCAGTTCCCATATTAGTAGGTTGTGCGTTCATAGCAGATTGTTGAATAGGTGTTTGAGGCGTTATTTTTGCACTGCCGTCGCCGGCCGCTGTTGCAGGTGCTGCCGCTGTTGCAGGTGCTGCCGCTGTTGCAGGTGCTGCCGCTGTCGGTGCAGCAGCAGGTTTAGCAGGTGCTGCTTTATTAGGTACAGGTTTAAATCCTGGAGGAGGAGTCATTCCTTTTGACTGTAGTGCGGTCATGGTCTTTTGACCAATAAGACCGTCATCTTTTAAACCGTTCGCTTTTTGGAAGGCTTTAATTGCGTCTGGTGTTGTTGGCCAAGAAGACTGCGAGCCGCCTTGTCCAGTAGTAGTGCCAGGAGTACCGTCAGCATTAATTTTATTTCCAGCTTCGTCAAATCCAGGTTTACCAGCATCAGCAGGCCCTTCATGTAATGCTAGAATATTTTCTAATCTTGCTACTCTAGCTAATAAATCTGATTCAGTTATTCTTTTCATTTTTAAATCCTTGCTAATTTAAGTATTCTATCTAAACTCTCTGCTATCTTATTTCCAGCTTCATCATACCCGGGTTGACCGCCCATAAATTTGTCACTTTGTGCTTGAACTTTAGGCAAGGGCAATGAATCATCTATTTTTTTCATTGTAGCAGGACTTATCCACATAGTATGACGGACTTGTTTCATTAAATTCTCAAATTCTTCCTTAAGTTTAGGGTTAGGGTTACTTGCCATAAATTTTCTACAAGCATAATAAGTATTAACGCCAAATCTTCCATCTGTTTGCAAGTTCTTACCGTTCATACCTTTTAAACCTAACTTAGATAACCATTCTTGTAACTTAGCAGTGCCCGGGTCTTGTGCCGCTAATTTTTTATCAATAGTTACGTTGTCTGTTGTTTTGTTTGCTGAGCTGTCTGGTGGTTTGTTTGCTGAGCTGTCTGGTGGTTTGTTTGCTGAACTGTCTGGTGTTTTGTTGCTGGCGTTTCCTTCGCCGCCTACATCTTTAATTGCTTGGGCATAACTTGTTGGCAGAGCTGTCCCGTCTACTTTCTTTTCAGGATTAGGTGAGCCAACTATTGCCTCCCCGTTATCTAACTTTTGCATTATCGCCGAATCTTCAGGAGTCACTGGAGCGTCCATAAGGCTAACAGCTAACTTTTTTAATTCATTTTTATCCTGATTACTAGGGTTACTTTTCATGAATTGAATCATTGCAAAGTATGTATGTGCATCAAATTTACCAGTTGCTTCTAAAGGTTTCCCATCATACCCTCTATTAAACCCATGAGAAATTAAGTAAAGCTGAAGGTCTGAAACTTTTCCGGAAGCAGGATCTTCTAAAAGTCGTAAATACTTTCTTAAAGTCATTTCATCCCCTTGAGTAAATTTAAAATGTGCTCTTTAGGATCAATTAAGTCCTCTTCAACTTGAGATTCGTGAGGTTTCCAAGATAATTCGTCTGTCTTATTAGAACTATGCATCGATTTCATTAAGCTATCAAAATCAACTTTTGAAACTGCCTCTTTAACAGGCAAACCAGCAAGTTGTAAAATTTTATTTTGTTCTGCTAATGATGAACTTGGATCTAACTGATCAATTAGTGCATACGCTTTTTTCACGTCGGCTACAGTGGCGTTAGGAAATTTGCCATTCTTAAAATCTTTTTTAATTTTTATTTTTGCTTTGGTGTTTCCGATAGTTAAATTGCCGGATACTCCGTTAAGCGATTCGTCTTGGGCATGAGCATTCCAAAAGCCGCTAATGCTTGATAATATTTCATCTAATCCGCTTTTACCTGAATCTGGTTCTTCAAACCCGCACTCCATAGCAGTTAGCCCACACTCGCGCATAGCATCATGTAATGTCATTTCTTTGTGGCCAAAATCTAATTTTGTATCTAAATCAGCGCCAGCATGTTTAGCTTTAGCAATAGCATGTTTTAATTTTTCAGCCCTATTCTTTTTAAACTCATCATATTCGTCCCAACCTCTAAATATTTTTTCTTTAGGAGGAGTTGTTTCATCTGGTTGTTTAAACAAATGTTTATAACCTAAACGGTCGTCTTCTGTTTCTGCCATTGGCGCCGGAGGAGGAGCAGCTCCAGCTGGCGGTGCTGGAGGAGGAGGAGCAGCTCCAGCTGGCGGTGCTGGAGGAGGAGTTTCTTCTGGGCCGGGTGCTGGAGGAGGAGTTTCTTCTGGCTCGGGCAAATCTTTGCCGCCAACTTCGCCCTCGCCACCAAAGTCTAAATAATCAATAACATCTGCAACATCTTTGTCATGTTTAGCTAGATCTTTTAATTCAATTTCTATAGCTGACCTAGCATCAATGCTTGGATCTAATTCTTGCAATTTAGACAGCAAGCCTTGATATTCTGGTGCATCAATTAAGCCTTTAAGGCTATCTATAACATTTGATCCTCCTGCGCCAGCTAATAATTCAGCGTCCATAATTTTATTAAATTTTAAAACGGCTTCTTTTCTTACAGTCATATTAGGACTGAATAATGTATTTGTTCCTGCGCCTGCTGATTCTTCTTCAGTTTGTATACTGTAAATAAAATTTTCTAAATATTCTTCGGGTTGTAAACTTTCTTTTTT